GGATCAGCCGCAGTTGTCGCTTGGCCTTTTCCCCGTCAACGATCCGCAGGCCGTGCGGGAACCCCGTCCGGACGTAAGCTACCGGACCTCGGGCAACAGCGGGCTGCAGATCGACCCCACCGGCACTGGGCCGCTGGCAAACGGGACGCCGGAAGGCGGAAGCCGTATAATTCAGTGGGGCTGGGCACCCGTTGGCGGTGCTCGTGCTAACGACGCAGGGCTTACACCGAATGTTCTGGCGATGACGATATCGCTGGGTGATGTAACAGTGGTAGTTTCTTAGGAGCGAAACATGGACGGAAAAGCGGCTGTGCGTAAGCACGAAAAACGGATGCACCCCGGCAAGAAGCCCACCTTCAAGAAGGGTGGCGTGACCTCGCTGGAAATGAAGAAGGTTGGCCGTAACGTCGCGCGTGCGATGAACCAGCGGAGCAAGTAATGAAGACCGCCCAGCCGAAGTACAAGGTGCCGAAGCCCAACAAAGAATCGACGGGCAACAACGGCTACCCCGAGAAGGATGTGAAGACCACCGGCATCAAGATTCGCGGCACGGGTGCTGCGACGAAAGGTGTCATGGCTCGCGGCCCGATGGCGTAAGGAAGCACCGTGAACTACACCACGCTGTTCACTACGATCAAGGCTACCCTTGAGAACGATTTCCCGACTACCACGTTTACGGGTAGCTCGGGTTCTGCCGTTGACTTCACCAGCGCCGAGCAGATCAATACGTTCATCACGCAGGCCGAGCAGCGTATCTTCAACACGGTGCAGTTCCCGTCGCTTCGTAAGAACGTGGTGGGCACTACGTCGGCCAACAACAAGTATCTGTCTGCCCCTAACGACTTCCTCGCCGTGTACTCGTTGGCGGCTGTTGATGGGACTGGTGCGTATCAGTATCTGTTGAACAAGGATGTTAACTTCATTCGCGAAGCGTTTCCTACGCCGACGGATACGGGGCTTCCGGCATACTATGCGCTTTTTGGTCCTACGACGACGAGCGCGACACCCCCTGCGCTGACTGATGAGCTATCGTTCATCCTCGGCCCAACGCCTGATAACGCCTACACGGTGGAACTGCATTACTTCTTTTATCCTGAGTCGATTACAGTCGCTGCGGATGGGCAGACGTGGTTGGGTGACAACTTTGACACCGTTCTCTTGTATGGTTCGCTGGTTGAAGCGGCTACGTTCATGAAGCCTGAAGCGGACCTGATGGCGCTTTACGACGCCAAATACAAGGAAGCCCTCGGTATGGCGAAGCGTCTCGGGGACGGCATGGAACGTCAGGATGCTTACCGTTCGGGTCAGTATCGTCAGGCGGTGACGTGATGAAGCGTTGTTATAAATGCCTAACTGATCGGCCTTTGATTGATTTCCATCGCGGACGAAGCAAGGATGGTCGTCGTGGCATCTGTAAGTTTTGTATGCAGCAATACAAAAAAGCTTATTCTGCAAACAACAAAGAACGTATACTTGCTCAACAACGAGCGTATGACGCCGTAAAGAATCCCCTGCGTAAGCAATATTTTCGTGATTACTACTTACGCAACAAGCAGCGTTATTCGGAAAATAATAAACTGTATAGAGAGGCTTACCCGCATAAGCATAACGCCAAAGAAACTCGTAGGCGCGCGGCAAAGTTGCAACGCACCCCCGCGTGGTTGACGCCGGATGATCTATGGTTGATTGAACAGGCGTATGAACTCGCTACGATGCGGACCTCTATGTTCGGTTTTGATTGGCATGTAGATCATGTTATACCGCTTCAGGGGAAGTTGGTATCGGGGCTGCATGTACCGAATAATCTGCAAGTTATACCGGGGGTAGACAATTTTCGTAAGCACAACAATTTTGAGGTGAAGCCATGAGTTTCACCGGTAACGCCGTATGCAAGGTGTTCAAGACGGGGCTGCTTAACGGCAGCTTCAACTTCACCTCGGGTACGTTCTACATCGCGCTGTATACCAACTTGGCTACGCTTGATGAAGACACGACTGCCTACACAACTACTGGCGAAGTTTCGGCTTCCGGATATACGGCGGGCGGTTCGGTCCTCACCGTCAACCCAACACCGACCTTTGGAAACAGCGGCAGCACCGCTTATCTGTCCTTTAATAACGTTTCTTGGTCGGGAGCGTTCACCGCCCGAGGAGCGTTGATTTACAAAGCTGGCGCTAACGGCGCAGTTTGCGTATTGGATTTCGGCTCGGACAAGACTTCCACTACGACGTTTCAGGTGCAGTTCCCGTCCGCAACGAATACCTCTGCAATCATTCGGTTGAGTTAAGGAGTTTTTATGAATAAAGAGCAATCCAAAGCCGGAGATACCGTTGCCGCGACGCTGACGCGCACGCTGGGTGCCGTTGAAGCTGCCCGTGCTGGTGGTGTCTACCATATTGAGTGCCGCGACAAAGACGGCAACCTGAAGTGGACTGCGGAAAGCCACAACCTCGTGGTGAACGTCGGTCTTCAGGACATGAACGCCAAGTACTTCACGGGAAGCAGCTACACCGCTACGTGGTACCTCGGCCTGTATGGCGCGGCGTCGTCGAACAACCCGGCGGCTGGCGACACCGCGTCCTCGCACGCGGGCTGGACGGAGATCACCCCCTACAGCAACGCGACCCGCCCGACTTGCACGTTCGGCACGCCGACCACGGCTGATCCCTCGGTTGCCACGAACTCGGCTTCTCCGGCTGCGTTCACGATCAACGCCACGGCGACGATCGGCGGTGCGTTCCTCATCAGCAACAGCACGAAGGGTGGCAGCACCGGCATTCTGTTCTCCGCGTCGGACTTCACCTCCCCCGGCGACCGCTCGGTGGTTTCGGGCGATACGCTTAACGTGACGTACACTTTCAGCCTCGATGCTGTGTAAGGTGAGCCATGTTTAAAAAAGGTGATGTAGTTCGTGTTGTGGCCGTCGTGCCGGAAGGCCCGATCCAGTCGATGCGGATGACGGACGAGGGGCAGGTGCAGTGCCTGCTGGAGTGGACTGATGTTGCCGGGGTGGCCCAGCAGCGTTGGTTTAACGCGGAAGAACTTGCCGCCGTCTGATGTTCGGGCTTGGCGCATATGCCGAGATACCTTATGCAACAGGTGGTGCGGGTCGGGTTTTTTCTGCGTCGATCTCTGAATCGGCAACGGCATCCGACAGTGTCGCTAGTTTAGTAACGTTCGCATCGGCAGTCAGCGAGACCGCCACCGCAGTTGATACCGTCGCTGCGCTGGCGGTTTTTGGTGCTTCTGTTTCAGAAACAGCAACCGCTCTTGACTCCGTTTCATCGCTGTATTCTGTCAACAGCGCGGTCAGTGAAACGGCCACTGCTTCTGACTCTGTCTCGTCGCTCTATTCGGTCAACAGTGCAGTCAGCGAGTCTGCAAATGCCAGCGACAGCACCGTAGGCTACATCACCTTCCCGGTCAGCATCGACGAGTCCGCTACGGCTTCAGATACTACGGCGGCTGCGGTAGATTTTGCGGTTAATGTGGATGAGGCGGCTACTGCGGCTGACGTTGTATCAAGCCTCGCGGATTTCACCTCGTCGGTATCAGAGACTGCGGCGGCATCGGATTCCATCTCCTCGCTCTACGCGGTTAATTCTGCGGTTACCGAATCGGCCACGGCGTCGGACGCGGTTTCTTCCGCTGCAACGTTTAATTCCGCTGTTGATGAGTCTGCGGCGGGTTCGGATTCAATCAGCGCAGCGGCGACGTTTGCGACGTCAATTACCGAGTCTGCGCAGGCGCAGGACAGCATATCCACGACCAAGACTATGCCTGCGTCGGTTGACGAGAGCGCGACTGCGGCGGATTCGTTGGTTGCCGGGGTGCAGTATGTTTCGTTCGTTGCTGAGTCAGCCACGGCGTCGGACTCCATCGGTTCATCGTTCGTGTTCTTCGGCAACATCAGCGAAGCGGCGGCAGCGCTTGACCAGCTTTCAGCCAACCTCGTTATCCCGGCTTCTGTAGAAGAGACGGCAACGGCGCGAGATGTGGTGGGCGCGCTGGCGGTGTTCTTTGCTGCGGTGTCCGAAGCTGCAACAGCGGCTGATTTCATCACCGCCCGGTTCCTGTGGGAGTTGATTGATGACGCGGAAGCGGCAGGCTGGGTAGGGGTAGACTCCTCGCAGGCTCCGGGGTGGACCACGGTGCAAACTGCACAGGCGTCCGGGTGGGCAACCATCGACAATTCGCAGGCTGGTGGGTGGGATACGATAAGCACCGACGCCCCCACTGACTGGACCAACATTCAAACACGGGTGAACTGATGCCTCTTGTCGTAGCAGACCGAGTCAAGGAAACCACGACCACCGCCGGGACGGGCACAATCACGCTCGCGGGGGCGGCTACCGGCTTCCAGTCGTTTGCCGCTATCGGTAACGGCAACACCACCTACTACACCATTGCGGGTCAGGGCACCAACGAGTGGGAAGTGGGGATTGGTACTTACACTTCCTCGGGGACCACACTCTCTCGCACAACGGTTCTGGCTTCCAGTAACTCGGGATCGCTGGTCAATTTCAGCGCGGGCACCAAAGATGTGTTTGTAGCCTACCCCGCAGAGCGGTCATCGTTTGCTATCGGTGGGGGAACGTCACCCAATGCCATTCTCATCAACAGCGCCACGGTGTATGAGTCCTGCACGATCGACAGCGGGCTGAACGGCCTTTCTGTGGGGCCGGTGACGTTGGGTAGCGGGGTGACGGTGACAGTGTCCTCCGGCCAGACTTGGGTGGTGCTGTAATGCCGGTCACGATCTCAGGCGATGGCACCATCACCGGCATCGTAGCGGGGGGTCTCCCCGACGGTGTAATCACGACCGCAGAGCTTGCCAGCGGGCAGACGGGTAGCGCCCCTACCTACGCCGCCCGTGCATGGGTGAACTTCAACGGCACCGGCACGGTGGCGATAAACGGCTCGGGGAACGTCACCAGCATATCCGACAATGCCGTGGGGAACTTCACTGTCAACATGACCACGGCGCTCCCTGACACCAACTACGCGGCGATCACCACCCCTTACGGGCGTAACGCAACCGGTACGCAGCGAAGGTTCTTCAATGTAACGGACGTTGACGAAGCCGGGGTTATTGTAAACCGGACATCCAGCGCCTTCCGAATCAACACCTGCGACGAAAACGCCACACAGAGAGACCCTGTCGGCATGCAGGTTATTGTGTATAGGTGACCTGATGCCACAGTATTTCAGGGGTAGTGGCACATGGCAGGGGCTAATCGCCGGAGGGCTTCCCGATGCTGTGATTACGGCTGCTGAATTTGACGGCGGCCAGACGGGGGCTGCTCCCGGCTATCTGATCCGGGCATGGGTGTATTTCGATGGGTCGGGCAATTTGACGCCCAAAGGCACCGGCAACGTGACCAGCCTTACAGATAACAATGTAGGTAACTACACCCTGAATTTCACGACTGCCATGCCGGATACGAACTATGCAGTGATGCTGGGGTGTTGGGGTTCTACGGGGTCTGCCCAGCGCAGGACGCATAAGGTTACGGATGTTGACGACGCCGGGGTTATCGTGCCCCGTACGACTTCTGGCACCCGGTTGAATTTCTGTGATGTAAACGCTATTCAGATAGACCTTACCGGCATAGCCGCAGTGGTGATTCGATGAAGATAATTTACCCGCAGAACGGCGGTATCGCAGTGGTGCACCCGACCGGGGAGCTTCCGATTGAGGAGGTTGCCCGTAAAGATGTCCCCGCCGGGGTGCCGTATATTATTGTTTCTGATGATACAATCCCGACAGATCGGACGTTTCGGGCGGCGTGGGAGGCTGACTTCTCCAACCCGGACGGGTACGGCATCGGGGCTGATGCTTGGTTTGCGGAGCAGAAATGATAACTGTGAATCTGGCAAAGGCGCGGGAGATTACGAAAGACCGGCTCCGCGCAGAGCGTGCCCCCCTGTTACAGCAGCAGGATATTGCCTTCCAGCGCGCGCTGGAGTCCGGTGCTGATGTAGCGCCCATCGTGGCTGAAAAGCAACGCCTTCGTGACATCACGAAGCTTGCCGACACCGCGCAGAACCTCGACGAACTTAAAGCACTGAAGGTGGCTTAATGGCTTCTGTCGTTCTGTATGGTGATACGAGCGGTGCGATTACGGTGTCCGCCCCCGCGACGGCAGGCACTAACACCCTCACCCTACCCGCAGCTACCGGGACTGCCGTGGTCGCTACGGCGGTGTCTGCGTCTACAACGAACACCGTCACTAACAAGATAGCGGTTACGATCAATGGCACGACGTACTATCTTCTTGCCTCTACTTCGGGCACGTAGGTGAACCCGTGAGCATAATTTCCGCAGGCACTTCGTCCTCCACCGCGATTAAGGTCACGGGTAACACCGATGGCACGCTCGTCCTCAAGACCAACGACACGGGCTCGGGTGGTACGACTGCTGTTACGTTCGGCACCGACCAGAAGGCTACGTTCGTAGC